CAGAAGACGGCATACGAGATAGGAGTCCGTCTCGTGGGCTCGGAGATGTGTATAAGAGACAGTCATGTGATAGACCGTTGGCATCACGCTGTTAGTAATATGGCTCCTCATATTTATGCTGAATATCATACTCATAGGGGTGTTCTTCGTGATGCTGAAACTCAATTTAAAATTATGATGGTTGACGATGGAGAAAAGTTTATGCAATCAAGATACATTTTATGTAATATGTTAACAGCCATTCATATCATTTTCAGTGCGTATGCTTCTGCTTTCAAAAACAATAATGAAGTATGCCTATTTTATTACAATATACCGAGTATTCTCCAAAGGTCTTTTGAATCCTTATGTAGTGGTGATGACTAATGCCGATGGGAGAGGGGACAGGTAGCACAGCCGGTTTGCGGTTCAATCCACGCCAAAGCGCGGAAGAAATTGAAGAAGATTCTTCGGTAGGGCGCGAAGATTCGGAGGAAAGAGCAAAACATGATGCAAAAAAGCAACATGAGCAAGAAAAGCGCGCTCGTATGTTACAAGGGCTTCAACATTTAAAAATCAAAATACCTCAACAAAACCAAGAAGATGAGGAGCGACCTACCGAAGAAGCCGGTGAAGTTGGTCAAATGGGGCAAGCGGATGCAATAGATGGGGCTAATCCGCGCGCTAACGGCTTAGGTATGGGTGTAATGACCGGAGAGCCGATGGATTTGGCTTTTGACAGTATTAAAAAAAAAGACGAGCCCAAATACGACAGGTCAAAACCAAAGAAGACCACTACTATTGATACAGTCCGCGCACGACAACGCGCTGAAAAAGGGCGTAAAAGTCGTAAAGAGAAGACAAAAACGCTTGAATCTAAGAAAAGGACTCGTAAGCGTAAATCGGGAAACCCATTGAGGGTTGATACGGGTCAAAATCCCGGTTCATACACAGGAGTTATGGGGGCTCATCGCGCAACTCAACCATCAATGCAATACAGCAGACAAACTCGCACTATTCCTTCATATTTATCATTATTTTCCGGTCGTAGTGGGGCTAAAACTGCTTATGCAGACCCGCGTGGTCGTGAAGCGGAGTCGCAAAGGTCGGATATTGGCGCACATCAGCCAACTCAACGAATAACTCCATCAATTCCAACAATGAGGGTTGATTCTCGCGTCGCACATGCCCCAAGAGGTTCAGCGCAACACCGAGATGCTTTAATGGGTCCAAAAAAGACTCACACACCAAGAAAACCTAATACTCCTATGGGTGCAGAACATTCAAGCACACACGATTTAGCGGCGGGAGGTGCTTCTCCATTCAGTTCACTACTTGCTAAAGGTATGAGTATTCGCGATAAACAAGAATATCGTCGCCTTGTGCAAAAACTTGAGAAATTATTGAGAGGATTGACAAGAAAAATGGATGCTTCGCTTGACCCTGCACCGGATGGGCCTACACCGAATGCAGGACCGCGACAAACATCAGCACCAACAGGTGCTACTGAAACAGACCCCGATGATGACCCTACAATGTGGGGGACTCATGCTTATGGACTCTATGCTCGTAGGGGTGGTATATGATGGATGAGTTTGATGATATTATCCTAAAGGGTAAAGGTGTGTATAAGCGCGGTGCTGACGGTAAAATGGTGCCAATGTCATTTCCAAGCCCCGATTCTCCACATAAAGAAATGTCACATTTTCATATAGACCATCATACCGGCAAACCTCATAAAGAGATACCTAACAATATGCGTCATTGGCCTTTAGAGGCCGCAACAAGATACCTTGCGGAACATATGTCTAAAGATAAACAACGATTTCCGGGTCAAATAGCATTAGAAGAAGCAAAGAAAATAATGAATAAAGCCGCGATGGATTTCAATAGGAATAAAAGACGCAACGGGGATGATTACCATACTGTGCCTATACCATTTCAAGCAGATGGGTCTTTACACCCCGAATATAAAAATAATCATTATGGGGCTCATGAGGCGCGAAGAGTTCCTACTGCTTCTCGTAAGACGCGCGATGAGAAAGGGAAACTCATCAATCTTCATTACAATAGTGTAGCGCATCCTACTCTCGGTCGTTTCCTTGAGTCGGGTGCATTTCATTTTGAGAAGGAGTTTCGCAAGATACTCAACTCAATGGGTATTGAAAGTGATTTAGGGGCGAGGCAAAATGTGCTTGAACCTCAACAAATTGTTCGCGCACCGGAAAGAATGGCTGACGGGAGTGTTAGAATGAACAGTCTATTACAAAGATACGATTCAAACATGAAAAGTCCCGAAGATAAAGACAATCACCATTTCCCTCAGTTTGGTGGTCAAAAATATAATGAGAAAGCCCAATATGGTCAAATACAACCGGCTGATATTATTGCGTCTTTACCGGATGCATTTTTTGTTCCGACAAGTAAGGGTCGCCCCCCAACATCGGTTATTTATAATTTAGTCCAACAAGGCATTTCACCAAAAAAAGCAGAAGCGATGGCTCGCGCACCTGCGGCTCAATTGATAATGGGTCGCGGAAAGAAAGGTTCTGCTACACAGTTGAATAATATAGTCGCAAGGATTCAACATTACATAGGTATTGACGGAGAAAATAAAGATAACGGAATTGCAGATATATATCATAAACACAGAAGTCATTTTGATGGTCGTATTGGTGGTGCTGATAGAGGGCGGACTGATGCCGCAAAGCGTATTTTAGCAACACTGAAAACCGCAGAAGAGATGGGAGTTGATATTTCCCCTGCTGTTGGAGGTTCAACTCCTCCGCGCTCAGTTGTTAGTGGTTGGAAATCATATGCACTACGACGAGGTGGAAAACCTATCAATTTAGCACAAATGGGTGTTGCAGAAGAACATCATAGTATGCATCATCGTATTAGTCAAGATAGAGGCCATCTTACAGATACTCTCCCCGACCATATTAGTGTCGGCGGTATTGACCCGATGAGTGGGCAATTACCACCCGCAGGTATTGGAGGTGGGTTGCCTTTGGATATGCAAGGAACGCAACAACCTTCACCCGAAGACCCATTTGGACCGGAAGGAACAGTTGCTACGCGCAACACTCAAGATGATTTTACAACTTCATACGATGACCCTATGGGTGCAATAGCGACTATTATGGAACGGGTTCAAATGCATGACACATGGGAGGATGCTAATATCATGAAGTCTGTAAAACATAGAAATCTCAACCCTCGCAATTCTAAAGATATGAAGATTTTAGCAAAACAACTCAACCTTGAAACCAATGATGTTCGCGCTATTGCGATGAGTATTGGTGATTGGACAAAGTTATCGGAACATTTTCAAGTAAGGCGCGATGTGGTTGACATTATCAAAGCGTCGTGTTTGGGGGTATTGTTATGAATATGGAAATGGAAATGGAATGGAATTCGCACATAATAAAGAGTGGTAGTGTGTTTGGAACTTATGAGTTTATGCTATCAAAAGGTTATGGATGGTCGGAAATGAATTATGTTGTTTGGGGCGTTGAAGACAACACCTATATGCCTCTCCTTAAGGCAGTAGCCGCCACACTTGATACACATCCCGATATTTTACTCAAAGACAACGCTATGGCAACAGCGATTCAGCAACAACGAGACTTAAGTGAACAAGCGCAAGCAAATGCAATGAGCGAAAGAATGAACGCCGCGCGAACCGCAGGAGGCACACCTCAACCAACAGGAGGAGAATATTGGAGAGCAGGGCAAAAAGGTCGCGCAGTTGTTCAAGGACTTAAAAATCTCTTCACCGGAGGAGGGTCTTCAAGAGGCAACCCAAGAGATGTGGATGCTCAAGCACCGGATTCTCAAGGAGAAAGAAAATTACGATTAAGAGATAAGTTTGGACCTGTAAAAACTATTAGAGCAAACTTATCACACGGAAGAGATGCGAACAAACGAAAACGCGCAATGGAGACACAAGCGGAACAAGAGGCAGTTAAACAACGGTTATTATACGGCGGTCTTTCTCCCGATGATTTAAGCGATGAAGAACGCGGAGAATATGAGGAGGCAGTGCGACTTATTGGAGGTGGACCCGCAGACGCGGCAAGAGGACGATTGAAGACACGCGGAACAGAAGCCGAATTAGCAGATAGTAGGTTAACAATATCGGTTCAAGACCGTAAGAAAGATAGGGAAAACCAAAAATGGGTAATGGCGAACCCAAATAAGCCTTCTTCCGACGCACCTTATCCATTCCGTTATGCAAGAATGTTGCGTCAAGAATCAAATAATGAACCTCCAATGAATCAAGAGTCCGAAGAAGCAGAAGAAGAAGAAGAAGACCCCGGTTTAACTGATGCTGAAATGAATGATTTGGCTAACGATGTTCCCGAAGGGGCAATAACAGATGCGCCGGTAAGAGAAAGTCCCGACGATTCTGTTGTCGCGCCAAGAGAAGTAAGAGGTTATGATGAAAAGATTGATAATACATATGCGAGGGGTAATAAGTCGCATAAGGATGCAATGAGTTTAGTTGATGAGTATAAGGACGGTTTAGGAGAAGGTGAAGGAGCAACTGTTGAAGGTTTGAAGGATGCTTTAACTAACGATGAGGGTAAGTTTGCGGGTAAGAGAAAAGACCTTTACGATGCGCTACTTGACCATTTTAACATAACACCCAAACAAGCAGAAAAAGCAGTAAATACAATTGCAGAAGAAGAAGGACTTGTGCTTGATGATTTGCCACCACCGGCTAAGAAGAAGAAGGCTCCGAAGGCGAAGGCTCCGAAGGCGAAGGCGGCTGAACCATTAGACCAAGAAGAATACAATCGGTTCTATGATGCTGTTAGAGCAGGTGATAAACATGGTAAGTATGAGAAAGCCTTAGATTGGTTTAAGAAAAACAAGAAAGGGGTTGAAAAAGAAGGTTGGGATATGCCACCAATGCCTAAACAGGCTAAAGAAGAAGGTAAAGAAGAAGGTAAAGAAGAAGGTAAAGAAGAAGGTAAAGAAGAAGGACTTGTGCTTGATGATATGCCACCGCCTAAGAAGAAGAGGGGTGGTTTTGACCCCGATGCACTTATTTCATCGGATGACGCAATCAATTCTGCTTGGGACCATTTGACATTACTGAAAGGCCGGTGAAGTCTAATGACAGGCTTAAGCCTTGAAACTCTTGAAGAGATTGATTTTGAGGTTGCCAAGCGCGATTTTAAGTTTTTCTTTGAAGATATTCTTGGCTTTCAGTTATCACATCATCACGAAAAATGGTATGATAATCTTGAAGCACAACGCAGATATTGTGTTAAAGCGGCGCGTGACCACGGCAAGTCAACATTATTTCTTGGCTATATGCTTTGGAAAGCGGCATTCAATCCTAAGACTAAGTGTGTTTTGATAAGTCACAGTTTGCATCAGTCTATCCACCACATGAGAACACTCAACGACCTCATAGATGGAATACCATTCCTTGCGCGTTTGAAGAAGCAGGATTCATGGTCTAAGACATTTTTTGGTTTTGCTAATGGTTCTAATATCAGTGCGAAGTCTGTTGGTGGTGCTATTCGTGGTATTCACCCCGACCTTATCCTATGTGACGATATTCTGTGGGGGACAACAGATACAGAATTACAAAGAGTTGCAAGTTGGTTTTATGAAGTTCTTGTTCCTACTCTTCACCACACATCAAAGTTAATGATTGTAGGAACGCCGTTCACCCCGACTGACCTTTATACGGAGTTAGAAGCGCGTGAAGGTTATCTTGTTGAAACATATCCTGCTATTAACGCAAAAGGTGTTGCTCTTTGGCCGGAGCGTTGGGATTTAGATTCGTTAGATGCGCGCAGGAATGATATGCCCGCGATAGCATTTGCGCGTGAATACTTATGTGAACCGATGGATGATATGAGTAGTTTATTCCCTTCTTTGGTTCTTCAAACCGCTAAGGATAGCGATTTAAGAATCATCAATCGCGCAGATGGTGACCCCGACGACCAATACTTTGTCGGTTGGGACCCTGCTATTTCATCGGATAGGTCGGCTGACTATACTGTCATGGTAGTGCTTCGTCGCCCATCCACCAATCCCGAATTGCTTGAGTTGGTTCATGTAGTTCGCAGAAAAAATATGGATTTCCGAACACAGATAATGGAGATTCAAAAACTCAATTCAAAGTTTGCACCCGATGTGATTGAACTTGAGGCTAATAACTTTCAACGGGTATTCGCGACTGAACTACGCGCAGATACAGATTTACCAATTAAGACATTCATTTCAACTCGCCAACGCCGAGAATCTCTCCTTATGGGATTAGTTATGCGTTTTGAGAAAGAACAGTTAAGATTACCGTGGGGGGATGAACATTCCCGAACCCTTATGAGCGAGTTAGAACGGGAACTACTTATGTTTGGTATGTCCAAGAAGGGTAAGTTGGACAGTATCGGGCGGCATGATGACTTTGCAATCGCTCTCGCATTAGCACATTGGGGAACTACTGAGTTCCGCGAGCGTATAGTGGATATTGATGATATGATGCAGGGGTTGATTGACTGATGTGGACAGGTTCTATTCTCAAAGATGGGGAAATTGAAGAAATATTGCAAAAGGCATTAGGCTCAATATCAACTCCTAAAATGGGTGATGGGTCACCCACTCAATCTCAAGGAGAAGGCACATTAGCATCACCTGCGGCAACACCTCAACCCAATGCTGAACAAGAAGAGGAGGAGAGAAAGAAGATTGAACAAACAGTTCAAGAACAATTAAAACTCTCTATGCCTCATAATGGTTGGTTTCAATCTATGTTTGGTAAAGACGCTGAATCAATGGTGAAAGAATTACGCATGGCTCGTCGTTTGCGTAAAGATATGCGAGGTGATATAGACCTTGCAATAGAAGCAATACGCATAGCCAAGAAAGACGAAGTTGAATCAACACTTAAATCATTATCATGGGCTGATGAACATATGTCATCTATACGCGCGCTTGGAGTTTCCGATAGAAACTTGCATGCTTTAAGGAAACATGGGGTAACGCGCGAATACGCTTTGAGACGAGCATGCACATTATGGGAAAAGGCGAATGATGTTATTACAAAATTATCTCAAGTTGAGGGTGATTTCAACGAAGAGCAATTACAACTATGGCTTGGTTCAAGACAAATGAGAAAGGATGCTAAATCTCAATGGAAAAAGTGTTTGCATCCTATTGATGATATTAAGAAGCAAGAAGTGATATGGTTAACAAAATCATCTCAAGTGTTAGAAGCTGTCTCTTAT